CACACTCAAAGCCCCAGTGAAGGGCGGCGCAGATACGCCGCAGAAACTGAAGCGCAAAGGAAGTTTCTTGACACGCATGGGTTCCGCGAAGGGGCCACTAAAGGATGAGAAGGGCAGACCTACTCGTTTAAAGAAGGCACTAGTTGCGTGGGGTCACAGTGGTGACAAGGCTAGTGCTGTATCAAAAGGTCGCTCACTTCTCAAGCGTTACCAGAACACAAAGAAAAGGAAAGCGAGGGCATAATGGAACCTTCAAAAGGACTTATGGCTAGGTCAATTAAAAAAGCTAAAGAAAAAAACACACAAACCGTTCCTAGCAAAGCTTCCTTAATATCTTTGGCGAAAGCTGTTGTTAAAGAAGTGTCTGGCATGAAAGAGAGTCGTCCCAATCAAAACTATGGCAGAGAAGTAAAATTAATGTCTCGTAAGCTAAAAGACATTGGAATGACTCATACTATGACTGATGGAAAGACTGGAACAAATAGAATAACTATGGCGACAACTTTGCTTCAATCAGTCAAGGGTAGTGAAACTGCAAAATTATTAAACAAAACGGAAAAAGAAAGGGGCAAGTAAATGCCTAATGTCGCTGGAAAAAGTTACGCCTACAATGCTGCTGGTAAGAAGAAAGCAAAGAAAGCCGCGCAGAGTTTACTCACTAAGCAACAGAGAACGCTTCCGAAAGCTATCCAAGCCAGCATCGTTAAGAAGAAAATGGGGAAGGCATAGATGAATAAGTATCAAAAACATGATGGCTCAGTCTATGAAGGCCCAGTTCTTGTTATGCCTGATGGACGCATTAAGTCTGGGTCTACACTAACTGCTGACTCTGTTCGTTTGTTTCCAATGCCAGAGCGTTCACGAGATGCAGATGGTGGCTTTCAATCTGATGACCCTTCTACGCCAGAAGTCAATGAGGCTTGGGAAGGCGGCAAGGCTCCAATCAAAAAGAAAAGCAGAAAGAAAAAGTAATGGCAGTTAATGCAGCGGGTAATTATACCAAGCCAACTATGCGTAAGTCTTTATTCAATCGCATTAAAGCTGGGAGCAAAGGCGGCTCAAGCGGTCAATGGTCTGCGCGTAAGGCTCAAATGCTTGCCAAAGCTTACAAAGCCAAAGGCGGGGGTTACACTTCGTGAAGAAGCCACAAAAATCTTTGATGAATTGGACAAAGCAGAAGTGGCGCACCAAGTCAGGTAAGCCATCTACTCAAGGCTCAAAGGCTACTGGTGAACGTTACTTGCCTGCTGCTGCTATAAAAGCTATGTCTAGCTCTCAGTATGCAGCGTCTTCTAAAAAGAAACGTGAAGACAAGTCAAAGGGCAAACAGTTTTCTAAGCAGCCTAAAGCCGCTGCTGCAATAGCAAAGAAATACAGATGAGTTTTCTACACACACTCAAAGTAGAAGAACGTGACTTGCTTCGCAAGATAGTGAAGAAAGTACACCTTGTTCACCACCCAGAAGAATTTTGTAATGACCGCGAGGCTGACAAGGTTATAACTACAATTGGCCCAGAGGTTGTTGAACGCATGATTAAGTTCGGTAAGGACAACAAGGTTGACCAACTTTAATTACAAGCCTGATGGCAATGTATTAAAACAATTTATGAAAGATGATAATTTCTTTCGCGGTATTCGTGGGCCAGTGGGTTCTGGTAAATCTGTCGGTTGTTGTGTCGAGGTGTTTCGTAGAGCCTTGATGCAAGAAAAAAACAAAGCTGGTTTACGCCGCAGCCGATGGGCAATCATCAGAAACACTAACCCACAACTGAGAACAACCACTATAAAAACTTGGCTTGACTGGTTCCCAGAAGAAGAGTGGGGCAAGTTTATGTGGTCGGTTCCATACACTCACTGGATTAAACAAGGTGATCTGGAACTAGAAGTAATCTTCCTAGCACTCGACAGGCCTGAAGATGTCAAAAAGTTACTCTCCCTTGAACTCACTGGCATCTGGATTAATGAGGCTAGGGAGATACCTAAATCAATTATTGACGCATGTACTATGCGTGTTGGTCGTTTCCCTTCTATGCGTGATGGTGGGCCTAGTTGGTCTGGGGTCATCGCTGATACTAATGCTCCTGAAGAAGACCACTGGTGGCCTATCATGTCTGGTGAAGTGCCTGTGCCGGATCATATTCCGATAGAGCAAGCGCGTATGCTTGTTAAGCCTGACAACTGGACATTTTATGTGCAACCATCTGGCATGATAGAAGAAACAGACAAGAATGGCTCTGTGCTTGATTATAAAGAAAATAAAAAAGCAGAAAATTGCAGGAACATGCTGAAGACTTATTACCCTAATTTAATTAGAGGCAAGACAAAAAGCTGGATTGATGTATATGTAATGAATAAACTTGGCTCAATCCAAGAGGGCAAGCCAGTGTATCAAAGCTTTGTAAGCGAAACACACATAGCGACAGAAGAAATACCCATCGCTCATGGCGTTCCTTTGTATATTGGAATTGACTTTGGCCTTACGCCTGCCGCTGTGTTTGGGCAAAAAGTTAGAGGCAGATGGCTAATCCAATCAGAGATTGTAGCTATTGATATGGGCATTGTAAGGTTTGCAGAAGTGTTACGCCAAGAGATTGCTACTAGATTTTCTAACTTGGATGTAAAAATATTTGGTGATCCGGCTGGCGACTTTCGCGCACAGACCGATGAAAGTACACCTTTTCAAATACTTAGGGGTGCTGGGCTAAGAGCAACGCCTGCTCCAAGCAACTCTGTTGATCTGCGTCTTGAAGCTGTTGCTTCTTCATTAAACAAAATGGTTGAAGGCAAGCCAGCGTTTCTAATTGATAGGCGTTGCCCAACCCTTATTAAGGGCTTTGAAGGCGGTTATTGCTATCGGCGTATGCAAGTTTCTGGTGAGCGATTCGATGACAAGCCTGATAAAAACATGTACTCACACATACATGACGCACTTCAATACCTAATGCTTGGTGCTGGTGAAGGTAGAGCTTTAATATCTGGGCAAAAACCTTTAAGAGCTTTCAATGCAAAGTCTGAATTTGATGTGTTTGCAAGAAAACCAAAACAGCAAAAACGTCAAGGGCTTTGGGCAAGAATGTAAATTGTGCGTTGCGTTAATTGGTTAATTGTGTTTATGCATAAATGATCTAATACAAGGAGATTAATATGTGTTTAGGTGGTGGCGGTAGCAAGCCAAAAGAAGACCCTGTTGTAAAACAAGAGCAGGAGTCTCAAAAGGCAGAGGAAGTTCAGCAGAAAAAAGTTCGCAAGCAAGAAGCTTTATCTGATACTTTAACAACAATGCGTGGTGGTCGGGGTCGGCGTTCACTAATTAAAAGTGGCAGCGGTGGCATGGGCTTTTATAACGAGTATCTATAATGATAGTTAACAATGATTTGCAAAATGGCGTGTATGAAGGCGAAAAAACTGCCCTCAAATATTTAAAGAAATATGAAAACGCTAAATCGCAACGCGAAAACTTTTTGCCATTGTTTGAGGAATGCTATGAATATGCATTGCCTCAACGCGAATCATTTTATGCAGAGTCAGTAGGGCAAAGAAGAGATGATAAAATCTTTGATGAAACGGCAGTTGTTGGCGTTCAAGAATTTGCTTCGCGCTTGCAGTCAGGCTTGGTTCCTAATTTTGCTAGATGGGCGGATTTTACTGCGGGGTCTGAAGTTCCGGCTGAAGAAAAAGATGAAGTCAATAATCAGCTTGATGAAGTCACAGATTATGTCTTTGAGGTTATACAAAATTCAAACTTTGGTCAGGAAGTTCACGAATCGTTTATGGACTTGGCGGTAGGCACAGGCGTTTTATGTGCTATGGAAGGCGATGCGGTTAACCCTGTAATGTTTTCTGCAATACCATTGCCACATGTAGTTCTTGATACTGGCCCTGACGATCAGGTAGATCATGTCTATCGTGAGCGTTCTGTGCGTAATTCAGATATTCCTGTAATGTATCCAAAGGCAAGCCTTTCAGATAAAATATTACAAAGAATTAAAAATAATCCAGATGAACGTACTAAGATATTAGAAGTTGTTTGTCGTGATTACTCAGTGGTAAACCAAAAAGCATTCTTCTTTTATGCAATAGAAACAAACACTAAGCAGATAATTAAAGAAGAAAAGTACACTGGCATTGGATCAAATCCCTTTATTTGTTTTCGATGGTCTAAAGTATCTGGTGAAATTTATGGGCGTGGCCCATTAATGAATGCCTTAAGCGCAATTAAAACTACCAACTTGACTATTGAGTTGATTCTTGAGAATGCACAAATGGCAATCTCAGGCATTTATCAAATGGATGATGACGGTGTTATTAACCCAGATACTATTAATCTTGTCCCAGGAACGGTCATACCAAAAGCCGCTGGCTCCATGGGTTTGCAGCCTGTTCAAGCTGCTGGGTCTTTTGATGTTGCTAACCTTGTTCTTAGTGACATGCGTTTAAATATTAAACGTGCATTATACAATGATATGCTTGGCAATCCTGATAAAACACCAGCGTCTGCAACAGAAATAGCAGAGCGTATGGCTGATTTATCTAGGCGTATTGGCTCTGCATTTGGGAGATTACAAGCAGAACTTGTGCAGCCTGTGCTGCAACGTGTTGTTTATATTCTAAAAAAACAAGGACGCATTGAACTGCCTACAATGAACGGCAGAGAAGTAAAGGTTCGTTCTGTTTCACCTCTTGCACAGGCGCAAGCTAATCAAGATATTTCCTCCGTAGCTAGATTTCTTGAACTTGTGCAAGGCAGATTTGGCCCAGAGCTTACAAACATTTTAATTAACTCAGAAGAAACTGCGGCATACTTAGCTAAGAAGTTTGGCGTTCCTGATACTCTTATTCGTGATCTTGAAGAACGTCAGCGCATAGTTCAGATGGCGCAGCAAATGGCACAGCAACAACAAATGCAAGGAGGCCCGCCAATTGATCAAGGATAGGGAGTTTCTAGCCCTTGATGGATTTCGCCGTGATAAGAGTGAAGACACAAAGATAAACTTAAACATAGCTACACTATTCAATACAGATGCAGGGCGATCTGTATTAAAGTATTTACGTTCCATAACAATTGAGCAGGTTAATGGTGCTGGCGTTTCTGACGCTGAACTGCGCCATATGGAAGGACAGCGATATATCGTTGGCCTCATTGAAACTCGTATGCAACATGCACACAAAAACAAAGAGGTTAAGACATGAACGAAGAAGCACAAGTAGAAGACTCTGGGGTTGTTACTGAAGGTGGCGACCCATTGCTGCAAACAGATGAGCAGGCTCGTCCAGACTGGTTGCCGGAAAAATTTAAAACAGCAGAAGACTTGGTAAACTCATATACAAGTCTTGAAGGAAAGCTTGGTCAAAAAGACGAGGACATTCGCAACGCTGTCATTGAAGAGCTTAGTAATGAAGCGTTTGCTAATCGTCCAGAAACTGCTGGTGATTATCAATTGCCGGAAACAATTGACGATCAAATGGCTACTGATAATGAACTTCTTAAATGGTGGTCTGAGACTGCGTTTGAAAATGGGTACAGCCAAGAGCAGTTTGAAGAAGGCATTAATATGTATGCTGAAGCTCTTAATGCTGATGTTCCTGATTATGATGCAGAGGTTTCCAAACTTGGTGACAATGCCGAAGCTAGGCAAGAAGCTGCTAGTTTATTTGCTAATCAGTTTTTTGAAGAACAGCATCTTTCAGCTATTGAACGCATGTGCGAAACCGCTGATGGTATTGAGGCATTAGAGTTTATGATGCAGTCAATGCAGCAAGGTGGGCCGTCTATTGATGGTCAGGCTGTAGCTACTGTTACTCAAGATCAATTAAATCAAATGATGTTAGACCCTCGGTATCACGACCCAGTTAAACGAGATCAAACATTTATTGCTGAAGTAGATGCTGGCTTCAAGCGTTTATATGGATAAGGAAGTTGGACGCATTGGGCGGCTATCATTAGTAGAGGCTAGCTTGAATCACGCTAGAATGATCGCTGACAGCCTTAGAATGCATGACGCTAGAGAATGCCTCATATATGGCTTAACGCCATTAGAGGCTCTTATAGAGCCGTTTACGGTAAAAGATAGCAGAACCTATGCTATAAAATTTAACGAAACTGTTATAGCTATGTGTGGAACTGTGCCTGTTTCAGAGGGTGTTGGCAGAGTTTGGATGCTCGGTACTGGTGGCGTTAATGAAAACTATCGTATATTTTTGCGTGGCTGCAAGCCAGCAATAGATATATTGCAGGGCGAATATGAGGTTGTAGAAAACTTTGTTCCGCAAGATCATGTTGATACAATCATGTGGCTAACATGGTGTGGTTTTATATTTGACGAAGAGGTTTATAATATTCACGGTCACAACATGATGCGTTTTGTGCGTTGCAGAGAAAGAAAAAATAATGTTTATTACCTAGAACGGCCTGTAATGCATTGAGCGACCCATACGGACAATCGCATTGAAAGTGAAAAACAGACAACCGCAGTAAGTATATTAACCTTAATCCTATGAAGAGGACTGTAAAATGGCGAATACAATTGACACCGCCTTTATTAAACAGTTTGAATCAGAGGTTCACATGGCTTATCAGCGCATGGGTTCTAAACTGCGGAACACTGTGCGTACTGTATCAAGCGTTCGTGGGAACACTGTTCGATTCCAAAAGATTGGAACAGGCTCTGCTTCAACTAAATCACGAAACGGTATGGTAACTCCAATGGAGTTGGCACACACTAACGTAGAAGCAACAATGTCTGATTTCTATGCTGCCGAGTATATCGACAAGCTAGATGAATTGAAGACAAACATTGATGAGCGTCAAGCTGTAGCAAAATCTGCTGCCGCTGCTCTTGGTCGTAAGACTGATGAGATTCTTATCACTGCTATGGATGCTGGTGCGAACTCAACTCAAATTAGCGGAACTGGTGCTGCTCTTACAAAAGCAAACCTGTTAACTCTTTTTGAAACATTTGGTTCAGCTAACATCCCAGAAGATGGTGGGCGTTATCTTGCGATGCACCCAGCAGGTTATGCTGACTTGTTCAACATTACTGAGTTTGCTTCAAGTGACTTTGTTGGTGAGCAAAACCTACCATTTGCTGGCGGCATGACAATGAAAGAATTTCTTGGCTTCAAGATTTTCTCTACATCAGCCGTTACTGCTGGTAAAAATATGGCGTACCACACATCATCTATTGGGCTTGGTATCGGTGCAGACGTTACGACTGAACTGAATTATGTCCCAGAGCGTGTGTCACACCTTGCAACCTCAATGATGTCCATGGGTTCTATTGTTATTGATGACAATGGTATCTATGAAGTCCTTGACAACAACTAGGAGGATTAGACATGGCATACGCAGCATCTG